GGTACCTGCCGGTATCCGTTATGAGACTTTGGGCACTTGATACTCGGATGACCGGCATCGTCAAATTCGATTGATTTATTGACGTTGATTGTTTTCTCCACAAAATCAATGTCGAATCGAGTGAGAGCAAGAACTTCTCCACAACGTAATCCGGTGGCATACAAGATATCCACAAAAATCCGATCAGATGGGGATAACTCAGCATCTTTCATTGCTTTCTTCTCGTTTTCGGTCAGCGGACGCTTCTCATCCGCCTTGTAGTCGACCGGTTTCATGATGTCCTTCAGATCCTCGTAGAGATTCGCGGCGTAAAGGCGATCATGCACTGCGGTCCGCATAATTTGCGAAAAGCAGAGGAGCAGCTGCTGCTGAGTGCGCTTCTTGCCGGCGGCATCGTTGAGGAGCATCTGGTAGTGGATCGGGAGGACATCACAGAGCCGCACACCCGCCATCTGGCTCATGTGTTTCTCAATGATATTGAGATACATTCGTTTTGTATTGTTGGCCGCTTCGGCCTTATAGACGGTAAGCCACTTGTGAGCGTAATCCAGAAACAGGATGTGTTTATCGCGGACTGCCTCCATATTTTTGATTTTGTTATTGTATTGAGTTACCTTTTCTTCCAGATCTTTGCTGCTCTTCTTTGATCGGATCGTGATATAGTGCTTCTGGGTCCCCTGATAGGTGCCGTCCCATACGCGGGCCTGAAAGTATCCATTTTTTTGTCTTGTATATTTTGCTTTTGCCATGTTCTGTACCTCCATTTTCTGAAAAAGGGTGCAAAAATAACAGGCATCGGGAAACGAATGTTCGTTTTGACACCTGTTCCAGAAAATGGTAATATACAGATGGTACCTGTGTCCATTATCTGGATGCAACCTCCGCCTTGGTGTTGGCGCACCGGGGCGGATTTTTTTATTTAGTTAATAGCATTTCTTGCAAGGCGTGTATCCTTGCGCCTGCGCATCGGATAACGAGATCTGATGCGGGTTGGACATGTTGCTGCAGGATGAGTTGCTGTGATATTTCTTTCCGGATCCGGAAACCCATACCATTGTTTCCTGATGGTCGGACGATGACGGCGCCTGTGTAGCAGCGGGAGCAGCGGTTGGCTGTGTGTCGGAAAGATAATCGCTTGACACGTAAGCTTCCGTACCATTGTAGTCGATCTTGGACCATCCGTTTTCAGAACTGATGACGGTAACAGAGTCACCAGCCGCGAACGTTCCGAGCTTTTCGGCATCCGCGCTTGCGGCGGCCCGAATATTAAGCGATGATACGGAGTACATTACCTTTGTTTCTACAGGCGCTTCCGTTGGAGTCGGCGTTGGGGTCTCAGATACGGCGGAAACGGTGGAAGCCGAGGAAGAGGATGAAGCCGCGGCTTCTGCAGCTTTCTTCCGGCCGCTACTGAGCCCGCTTGAGAAGACACCGACGATCAGGAAAAACAAAATGAAGCCGAGCAGGATAGTTCCACATCCGACGGTTCCGCTTTGCTTTTTAGACGATTTCTTTTTGTGAGATCCTCCGCCGGAAGTTTTAACATAGCTTAGGCCGGTGCCGGGAGCACTCACTGTGGTCGTCTTCCGACCGCTGCTGCTTACGGAATGATGAACACCTTTACCTCCGACAGAAACACCAACGCTCTTATTGGAAACATTCAGTTTGACGCCTGGAGCAATTTTCTTGCTCTTTTTGAATCGCATACCCATAACGATTCCCCCTCTCTGGAAGTATAATTTCCCGAATATCGGGAACTATAATGTCATGAAAATATTAATTCAAGACATTATATACAAAAGAAATTTGACGCTCCGCCAGGCGGCCTTACTGACTGGAATCCCAAAATCTACGCTGGAAGATATCTGCAGCGGAAGAATGCCGAGAATCGACACGATGGAATCCATAGCCAAAGGCCTGAAAGTGCGGATTACAGACTTATTCGACAGTCCGTACAAATAAGTGTCCGGGAACCCGGACAAATGTCAAAAAATACTAATTTTCGCCCGAAGATCTCGTATTATTAGTAAAGGGACGTTCGAAAAAAAGATATTGAAATCGAACGAATGTTCGTATATAATAAGGCTAGAGATCGGAGGGCGTACATATGGACTACAAAAGAAAGATTATTGAAATGCTTAACAAAATAAACGATGAAAAGACACTGTCGTTCATTTACAAAATCATCTCTAATTTGCTGGACTAGGGGTTTTCCCCTAGTCCTCTTTATTTGAACTCTTCACCAGTTCTTTCGCGATCTTTTCCAATAATGCCCATTCGTTTTCGTCTAATTTCGATAAAGTTAATATTAAACGAGTCTTAAAAGAATCTTCCTCCTCTTTAAAAAGATCAGTGGTCATTTTTGCAATTTCATCATCTCTTGTAGTAGGAAGAAACATTTTTCCTTTTCCTGTGCGGAGCCAATCTTCGCTAACATTAAATTCACGACATATAGAAGTGATTACTGCGTCAAGAGGAGTTCTTATGCCGGCTTCGTATCCAGCGACAGAAGCTTGCTTAACCCCGATCCGTTCTCCGAAATCGGTTTGACTTAGCTTGAGTTCTTTCCGCAATAATCGAATTCGATCTTTCATTTATTTGTCTCACCTTCTTTCTGAAATAAATTATAGCACAAAAAATATAACGTTGCAATATTTTTTACGAAAAAAGCTTGACTAAATTATAGCGATGCTGTATTATGATATTGCAAAGAGATAAAACGAAAGGAAGTGAAGCTATATGTCAGAAAAAGAAAAAAAGACTATAGAAGAAATCTCCAAAGCAGTTTCGGGAATGACAGAAGCGGAAAAAGCGCGATTCCTTGGGATCGCAGAAGGAATGAGCATTATGAAAGACATGAACAAGGGAGATGCATCCGAGAGAAAAGAAAAATAAGAAGAAAGGGGAAATCTGAATGGAAAAGATAACCACAGATGAAGCAGCAAAGATGCTGGAGCACCTGACAGGAAAGAGATACGTAATCAGTGCCAGCAAAAAAGAACCGATGCGCGTCGAGTATCCGGCGCGCTACATGAGAAAAGCGGAGCTGCTGAGAATGGAGAATCCGCTGATCGGAAGAGAAGTCCTGAACCGGGCGATCATGTACGCACCGGAGGGCGTAGCACGGAAAGTTGATCCGCGGAAGAAAAACAGTCCGGTCATTTTTGACACGGAAAAATTCGAGGAGTGGAGGCAGAGGCATTGAAAGTACAGAACGTAATTGCCGTTATGGCAGGAGTAGCAGGAACATGGATCTATTTTGCGGGAGTGGAGCAGTGGAAGCCGTTTCAGATGGCCGCAGGCCTCGGAATTGCTGCCGCCGGCTGGGCAGTCAAGCGGATATGGGAGACGATCGCAAAGCGTAAAGCAGAAGAAGAGGAGCGGATCGCACGCCATAAGGACGAGGTGTTTTCGATTTGGATGAACTGCGGAGCAAGTATGTTGTTTAGAGGTGATAAAAAATGGCAAAAGAAAGATTGACAGTAAAAAATCCAGACGGAACGTACCGGATCTGGATGGATCACGCCGGAACATTCCGGCTGGAAAGCCAGATGAACTCTGTATTTGCTTACGGAGACTTGGTAGACAAGCTGGGAAGATATGAAGATCTTGAAGAAAAGACAAAAAAGCGTCCTACATGCTGAGAAACATGTAGGACAGGGATTTAGAAGTGTTTTTTCGATATCTATCTTATCACGATCGGCATCGAAAGTCAAAGAAAATATTGAAAAAATAAGGGGAGAAAGTCCCCTGTTAAACCTCGATAAAGAGATTAAAGTTGGGACATAAGAGATGGCGATTAAGAAGAAAATATATAAGCTCCGGGGAGGAACCGTTCTGGATATTGATGAATTTCATGACGGGAGATATGGAGGACCTGGGGGAACGAAAAAAGAGAAAAGAGAAGTGACTCCGGAGCAGATGAAGGAGGCAAACCACCGAACGAAGGTGAAAAACTGCCAGAGAAGGTTGATACAGTATTTCCGCCCAGGAGATTGCTTCGCCACACTGACCTATGCTGTGCACAACAGGCCGAAAAGCATGAGACACGCGAAGAGGGATTTTCAGAAAGCATGGAGAAAGGTGAGGAGCGAGTTCTGCAAGAGGGGGGTGGAGCTGTTCTGGATCCGGAATCTGGAGAAAGGAACAAAAGGAGCCTGGCATATCCATGTTGTTATCAACGAGACAGGGGATGTAGCGGCGATCCTGCAGCGTGCCTGGGACAAGGGTGGAGTGTATGTGGAGACATTAAAGCAAAATAAATTGTACGATCCAACGTTTCACCTCCTGGCAGAGTATATGTGTAAAGACGAAAATACGAAAGAAAAGAAGCAGGACGGAACAGAAGCAAAACCGAGAGTGAAAGAATCGTCTTACAGTCATTCTCGGAATATGCCGTTGCCGGATCCAGAGAAAAAGTACCTGAAAAGGTGGAAAGAAGAAGTGAAACCGCCGAAAGGGTACTATATCGCGGACTACTACGAGGGAATCAACCCGAAAACACACTATAAATACCGGCGATATACACTGATCAGCCTGGAAAGGAGGGAAGAGGACGATGGAGACCGGCATCTACATAGAGCTAAGCGCAAACGATCCACGAGAAAGAAGCCGTAGTTGGGGTTATGTGCTGGAAGCTCCCGGAGGAAAGACCAAACACGAGACAGGGGAATGTACCAGCACAATGCACGGAGCCACACTGCAGACATTGATCAAGGCGCTCAGCCGGTATCACAAGCCGAGTCAGATCACGATCCACGCTGCGGATGAATGGGTTCTGAACATGCTGGAGAATCAACTCCCGGCATGGGAGCAGAACGGTTTCCGGAATACGCGTGGGGAACCGATCAAGTATCAGCAGGAGTGGGAGCAGCTGGCAGAAAAAGTAAAAGACCACAAGATCACGATCGCGCCGGGCCGACATGAATACAGCGCCTGGCTGCAGGATGAAATGAAAAGAGGAAGATGAGATGTTTGAACGATTTGGAGAGCTGGAATCAGCAAAAGAAATTAACGAGTTGGCAGTAAATCTGTTCAACGAGGGAGACGTGGAGAGCCTGCGCGTCGTGGCGACAGAAAACGGAATTCCGGAGGTTTTCGTGGATTTGTTCTGCGCCGGGGAAATCCCGGAGCTGTGTGATCCGATGACGGCCGCGCTGGGCAAGATTGAGGTCGAGTCTGCGGAAATGCAGCCGAAAGAAATTATGGAGGACTGGGTGGAGTACCTGAAAAGCCAGTGCATGGAAAATGAACTGATGGCGTACAGCGTCAGAAAAAAGGGGAAATCGCTGAAAGGTTGTATTGCCGCGTTACTGAAATGGTCATTCGGGAACCAGATTCCTATCGAAAAGGAGATTCTGAAAGCCGCCGGCGTGACAGCGGGAAGAGTGACGCTGGGGATTCCGGGGATGGGAACTGCGAAGCGGATCATCCGGGAATATTATATGGGAAAGTAGGCGGAGCAGATGAGAAAAAAAGAAATTGAGAGAATCCCGTATCTCGGATTGAAGAAAATCAGCAGGAAAAAAGATGTGAAGTACATCGGAGTGACCGCGGTTAAAAACGTTGGGAACAAAAAGCACTTGTTTTTGGAGGTATACAAAAACAAGAAAGAATCCAAAATGGTGCCGGTTGTGCGGATCATCCTTACGAAAAAGGAGTTTTGGAATTATTTTCCGGAAACAGAGCAGTGGACACGGCAGAAAGTGGAGAAAGATGGTGGATACGGGAATTGGATATGGGGAGAAAAAGCTGATACATGGGAGCAGATGGAAAAAGAAAATGTCCTCTAGAGCACGGAGGATCTGGAAAAAATAAAGAAATTCTGCAAGATAAAAATACCTGTATACTACGAGGCGAGATGGTGGCAGTACATATACAAGCACGAGAATGATCTTGCGACCGCTGCCAGAATTGACAGAGAACATCGAAAATTCGTGTGCCGACAGGAAGCACTGAAAGACAGGATGGCACATACCGCAAAACTTCCGGAAAAAAGAATCTTAGAATATGCGGACAGAATTTATTTTCAAAAAGAACATCATCTGTACTACAAAAAATATGGAAGTTGGACAAAAATCGCCTGCAGCAAATGCGGCGGCGTAACGGATGCGCGGTGGAGAGATGGCATATCCTACGAGAGCCAATTTCAGAAGCATACCGAAGAACCGAGAGAAGGAAAAAGCGGAAAATGCCCGATGTGCGGCGCGGTTGGAACGTACAAGTGCCAGGGAAAAATAAAGGGTGAATACAGTAAGAAAATCCATCTGTTCCTGGGACAGCGATACAAAGAAGATGGAGCAGTGCTGCGGTACGTGGAGATTGAGAAAGCATGGACACTGGGCTTCATCGAGGGGAACGATGGACCAGAGATGTACAATGCCGCAGAAGAACTTTCCGGCGTAGAGGTGGCAAGAGCCTACTTTGAGCCAGGGAAAAAGGTGCAGATTGACTATCATAAACACGACTTGTACCGGAATGAAGACTTTTGGGACGACTGCAATCTATATGGACTTGCCAATATTGACATCAAAGCGGCGACGATCATGCCGGAGACTTACGAAGAGTTGAAAAATACTATATTTCGTTACAGTGGCTTAAAAGAATATGACGAACAGGCGCAGGAAGTAAATCCGATCCGGTATCTGCAGAATTATCAGAAAACGCCGCAGATTGAAATACTGGCAAAATTGGGGCTGAGTGAGATTGTGAAAGGCATCAACGAAGGGCGCACCGGAATTATTGTGGATGCATCTGCGAAAAGGTTGGATGCGTTGCTGGGAATTCGAAGGGAACGTACAAAAAAGCTTATCGAAGAAAAGGGAGATGCGCGCCTTTTGAGAGTTCTGCAGATCGAAAAAAGCCTGGATCAGCATTGGACGGAGGAGCAGGTAAATCATCTGCGGGAAACGGGGTTGGACATTGCACACATCGCATTTGTGCTGAATTACATGACCATTCAAAAACTGCTGAATCGAATTGAAAAATATGCAGGATGTGCTTATGAAACAAATTGCGGGAGAGCCGTGGCGAACATCCGAAACACGGCTATCATATATATTGATTATCTGATGATGCGGGAAAGACGTGGATACGACCTGCATAATACCGTGTACCAGCAACCGCGGGATTTGAGCGCAGCTCATAGACAGATGGTTACCGAGACAAACCGGGAAGAGGTCAAAAAACGGTTGGAAGAAACAGAAGAAAGATATGAGAATATCAAGAAGCGGTACAGGAGCTTGCGAAAAGAATATTGTTACGAGGACGCAACGTATCTCATCCGGCCGGCTCGATCAGCAGAGGAAATCGTGATGGAAGGGCGCCTTCTTCATCACTGTGTGGGAGGAAATGGCTATTTGAGCAGACACAACGAAGGAAAAAGCTATATTCTGATGATGCGATTTCGAAAAGAACCGGAAACACCGTACATCACCGTAGAAATCAACCCAGAACAGAAGAAAATCGTGCAGTGGTACGGAGAAAGGGACACGAAGCCAGATGAGGAGAATATTCAAAGCTGGCTGGATAACTATCTGAAAAAGCTGAAAAGCGGAACCCTGCAGGAAGAAACCGGTGAAACACTGACAATGACAGCGTAGGAGGAAGAGATGGAAGAATATACACAATTAACCCTGGATGACTGGCTCGCAATGAAAGAGAGTCTCAAGCGGGATCTGATCGGCGTGCAGGAGAGCTTCGTACGGATCGGCTATACGCTTCGAAAGATCGAGGAGCAGAAATTATACAAAAATGATGGCTACGAGACGATAACGGAATTCGCCAAAGCAGAATATGGTCTGAGTGCATCGACGATCTCACGATTTATGAGCATCAACAGGAAATTCAGCATTGATGGCTATTCAGACCGCCTGCGGCCGGAATATGCGCAGATGGGGAGCAGCAAGCTCTCCGAGATGCTTTCCCTTCCGGATGCAGATATGGAGATGATCCGGCCGGAAATGCCAAAAGCTGACATCCGAGAGTTGAAACATTTCAACAAAGAAACACCAGAACCGAAAGTTGCGGATTCACTGGAAAAGCTGGTGTGGAAGTCCTTCGAAGCCAATGCAGCGATCGCAAAGGAGCTGGAACAGAGCGAGGCCTATGCGGACGGCGAAGCGGAGAAAATGGTTGAGATCGTAAACCCGGCGGGAGTCAAAACGTTCCGCGCCGGGCTGTACTATATGGCGATGTACGAGAATGACATCCAGATTAAGCAGTTTGGGCAGCAACCACAGAAAATGAGTTGGGCGGAGTTCTTTACAATCGCGAAAAAAATCTTCGAGAGCGCGGAATGGCATCAGCGAACACAGGAAGAGGAGTATCCCAAAACAGAGCCGCAGGAAAAAGGTGAGACAAAACCAATTGCGCCGGCGCAAATCAAAAAGCCGGAAAGACCTGTAAATACAGAGGCGGAGCCGGTTTTGGAGACGCCGACAAAGCCAGAAAAAGAGACGTCCCAAAATACGGCGCAAAAGAAAAATGAGGCACCGCAATCAGAAGAACCGCGGAAACCAGAAGAAAAAGTGCAAAGTGAGACGGAAATTGCGGAAAACGCAACGGAAATCACACAAAACGCAACGGAAACCGCACAAACCGAGACAGAGGAGCAGCTGCCGGGGCAAATGAATCTTCCAGAGGATTATCTGGGAACGGAGAGCATTGATGTACTGGGAAAGACGATGCAGCGAAAAGAGTATCTGGATACGCTGACCGCGTGGGGCATGGCGGAATACATGCATAAAAATCTGACAGCAGAGATCCTGGGAAACAGAGAGGGTCTCTATGAATGGCTGAAAGGCAAGGTCGATGAGCGGGGATATGGAATGGAGGACGTGAATGTATTGTAAAAGAGAGGGTACGGCGATCAAGGAAGAAATATACCGATATATCGCCAGATACATTTCGAAACATGTATATCCGCCGAGCTACAAAGAGATAGCGGACGAACTGAGCATATCTGCAAAAACGGTGAAAAAACACATGGAAGAGCTCGTAGCCGATGGAATCCTTGAGACAGATGCGGAGCCGGGAGCGCAAAGAGCGTTCCGGATCAAAAATACAAAGGTAATAAAGAAAGGGGAAAAGAAATGAATAAAGTGATGCTGATGGGAAGATTAACCAGAGATCCGGACGTCCGCTGGACACAGGGACCGGAGCAGAGTGCGGTGGCGCGCTATACGCTGGCAGTGGATCGCCGATTTCAAAAAGAGGGAGGAGTGACTGCGGACTTCATCGGATGCGTAGCGTTTGGACGGCAGGCGGAATTTGCAGAGAAATATCTGCAGAAGGGAATCAAGATCGCCATCACCGGACGGATTCAGACCGGAAGCTACACCAATCGGGACGGGCAGAAGGTCTACACGACAGACGTGGTTGTAGAGGAGCAGGAGTTCGTAGAGAGCAAGGGAGCGAGCGCGGCCAGACCGCCAAAGAGAAAGACAGAACCGGAGACGGATGACGATGAATTTATGAATATTCCAGAGGGCGTTGAAGATGAAATTCCGTTCCGCTAACAGAGAGGAGAGAGAAAAATGTTATTTCCGAAACCACAAACGAAAAAGAAGAGAAAGAAGCACAGAGAGAGCCTGCTGCAGAACAAGGAGAGCCGGATTTGCTATCTCTGCGCCAGAGGGGGGGGATTATAGCTGGAAACAGGTGTTAGAGGAACACCATATCTTTGGCGGTCCGAATCGGCATCTGTCAGAGGAATATGGCCTGAAAGTCTACATCTGCCCGGAATGTCACCGGACATCCGCCAGAGCAGTGCATCAGGATCCGGCAGGAGAAGCGAACCGATATCTGCAGGCGGAAGGGCAGAAAGCATTCGAAGAGAATTTCCCGGAATTAAGTTTCCGGGAAATCTTCGGGAAAAATTATCTGTGAGGAAAAGAAGATGGAGAACTACGAAAAATGCAAGCACGTGCAGAGCGTCGGAACGTACGCGGTATATGTTGACCCAGGATGCCCGGAAGCACACAAAATAAAAGGAGTATTGGTAAGCTCGCGCCAAAGATGCGAACGTTGCCAGAGGGGAGAGGAAAATGAAAAGAATACCGGAAGAGATGGAAATTTGATTCTGGAGATGCTGCAGGAGGGCGAAACGTATAAAGCGATCGTGGCCAGAACAGGAGTGTCGGAAAGTACGGTTGGAAGAGTAGCGAGAGATAACGGGATATGCAGAATAAAAAGGGATATTGAGAACGAAGAAAATAATTATCCGCAAGAACTGATGGAAGAATGGGACCGGGTAAGACTTGAGATTTTGGCGAAAGGATAGGAGACATGGGAGCAATAATTGGAATTTTAATGTTGTGCGCGGCTATGCTCGGCGGTGCCGCATGGTTACTGAACAGACCGGAGCGGCCGTCTGATCCGGAAGAGGATGAGGAGCAGGAGCGGTATCTTACAGAATGGAATCATAAGCACAAGAAAGGAATGTGAAATATGGGAATTTGGGAAGCAATTCAGGAAGCAATTGCAGATAAGCCTGAGATATCTGCGGAACTGAGAACGTCATGGAGGGAGCAGGGAATCATGACGTTGGCGCTTGAAAATATGACAACGAAACAGAAGACAGAGAGGGGATTTTGCGCGGAAGAAGGTGGAACGGAAGAAAGAATGAGAGATATAGTCCGGGAAATGCTGCTGAGACTGGATGATGTAGACGAATGGAGAAGAAAGCTGGCTATGTTGAAACTGATACAGGCGGCGCTGGATATTAAGCTTGATCAGAGACAGAAACAGTACGTATTATCAGAGATTCCTGCGTGGCCAGTCGAAGGGAGAAGAACGGGGAAAACGCTGGCAAACGTAATCAAAATATTGATAAACGAAAAGGAAACGATAATGATAACGAGAGATACTGCGTGGCGATACACAGATGATAGCCGGTTCGGATATGAATATGCATGGGAGCAGGCGAAAGAATTAAAAATGATTAGTGACAAATTACGAAAAAAAGATGTACCAGTTCCGGAAGTGAAATTAATAAAACCGTG